ATTTAATTTAAAAATTCTGATATTAATATTTCTGATAAAATTATCTTTAATATTGGATGGAACGGTTAAATATACAATCATTTCAAAATTCAATGTATATGTAATAGTTCTTTTATCAGTATTCATGGGATAATTTTCTTCATTATTAATACCAGTCAAAGTAACTGTTGTTATCCTTGCTTTATCATATAAATTATCAGATGTTTGAATTTGGATGCTAGGATTAAACAGTACAAGAAACTGTTCAAGTATTTGTAACATTTGATTATAATTACTAGAGAATATATGCAAATCTAATGATAATTTATAAGGTATTGGTGATAATGTTTCAACCATTTTCATATCATCTGGAAATACTCCACCTCTTGGTAAATATGGTTGAGATGTTGATGTATCTATACCTTTATATCTATCAGTTGCTAATGAAATACTGGTCAAATATGCCGATAATGTTGGTAATCTTATTGGAAGATTTTGTGTATTATTCGCAGATATTGAAGCAGCAACCCTATCAATACTTCCATAAATGATCGGAAGTTCTATATCTTTTATGGTACCATCTTTAGATATTCCAGATTTTACAATAAATCCTCTAAAGATTTCCATGAATGATACAATATGCTTTTTAAACTGTTGATGATAAAAATATGGCATTATAGTATCCTAAAATAACTCATGATGTAAAATAGAATTCTTTAACTTTGGTGGTAATGATTTTGATGATTTCAATAATGGCAACCATCTTTTATCTTTTTTGACCATCCAAGTTAATGTTTTAATAATATCTTCTTCTTGTGATAATTTAGAATCCTTATTTTTGGTTTTCTTCATAGCATTGATTAAAATATCTAATGATTTTTGTGAAGCATTAAAGAAATAATTGCCATCATATTCTTGTGTCATATTTTGCCAATAATAATATGGAAATTTTTTCAAAAGGTCAATAACGTATGGGATCTTATCTAAAGTTGTTTCGAAGATTTGTAATAATTCATAAGCAAATTTATCACCCATCGAAAATATTTTATGATTATTTAAAATCTGTGGATACTTTTTCAAAAGATCTGGACGTTTCTTACCTTTTAATAATTTTAAAATATCCCAAAGATCACCAGAATCAATATATTGTTGCAATAAATCTTCATTAACATGTGAATAATTATCAATGGTTTTAATATGTGTCAAATATTCTTTAGATGTAAAAAATCCTTGAATCTTTTCATTCTCGTGAATAATTCCATGATTTGTTCTATCAATAATGCAAGCATATCCTAACATTCTTAATAACGTATTCCAATTTCTTGCAGTCTGTGATGGTGAAACATATTCAAATTTTTGATAATATGGCTCATCATTCCTAGATGGTTCTATTTTTTTGGAAAATTTTTTATTAGGTTTACCAATTCTTGCCATTTGTAAACATATATAAAAAAATTGAGATGCTGGCAATCGTTGTGATGAATATTGTTTAGATGCTTTAACTTCTAAATCTACCAAATCTTTAATATCATCATTAGATAATTCTTTACAAAATGGTAAAGATTGTAATGATTTTAATCTATTAATATCATCTTGTAAATCCTCATCATGATAATAAAACAAGTCATCAATAATTCTACCCGTACCATTCCATTTAATAACTTGAATATATGGAGCAGTATTAGCAAATGGATATCTTACAAATGATTGATGTAAATCCACTTCATATTTTTCCCATGTTTCTTTTAACGGATAAAAATATATTCCTAAAGGTGTATCATAAGTTGATAATGGATTAATACCAATCTTATTGATTTCTGTAAAGGATATAAAAATATTTGGATCATCTTTATACCTTTTTAATTGTTCATATGCTGATAATCTAGGATTCATAGTGGGATTCTTTCTACTTTCAAATATTGGTAAAACATCTAATAATCTCATATTCCCCTATCCTGTTCAGTATGTTCTAAATGTTCATTGGAAATTTTTAAATAATCATCGGCAACATAAAAGAAATGTTTATCAACATGTGGATAATATAACCATAAAAGATTCTTATAATATCCTAATACAACTGGTTTATGATTTGATAAAAATTTCTGTACCGATTTTGGTGATACTTGAAAAATATTCGTAAATCCTAAATATTCCAATTTTAATAATTGAGAAACATCAATAGCATTTGACATCATTGTTGCATCATAATGAAATAAACTACAATTTATGCATGAGCCCTCGTAAGAAAAATGCTCAAAACCATCATCAGATTCTTTAATAATATTTGATGGTTTATATTTTCCAAACAATTTTAATTCTTTGAATAATTGAAAATCGTTATTATCATAAGAATTAAAATTGTCTGCCTTTTCAAATGATTCTACTAAGTTTTCAGAATATTCAATTCCTGATAATTCAAATAATCTTGTAATGTCCATAATTATTTCACCAGCATTTCAATAAATTTTATAACAGGTTTCATGGCAAGATCAGAACTTTTATCTTTCATTTCTACCAACATATGCTTGAAATATTCCTTATTAGCTATGAAATATTTAGTAGCATCTCCAACATCTGAATATTTTAAAGTTATTGAACCATCATTATTAATATCAAAATCTACATCTCCAAATACAGATTTTGGAATCATCTTTAACATAATTTTCATCAAAAATGCCGGAGGATTTATAAAACCTAATTTAACAGCCATTGGTACCATATTTTTTGATACTAATCCCCAGGTTGGATGATTCTGCTCTAATAATTCTATAATACCATTTTTTATTGACCGTGGCGAACCTGCTACACCGACTAATTTGACCATTCCTGATCTTTGACGACGAATTGCAACATATCCAAATTCATCACCCAAAAATTCCCAATTTCTAGCACGATTCATAAATTTTTGATATGTCCAAGCACTGCCGACAGACTTTTGGTATGTTTTTGAAAATAAATCATAAGCATGGTGAAGATCAATATTCAATGATTCTTTTAATGGTCCGTATTTTGCTATTTCTGATAATTTCATAATTATGAAATGATTAATGAAAATATTTATTTATAATAAACAGTTACAACCATTGGATTTTAGAATGGTTGTAACTGTTTGGAAGATTTGTTAATCGTGGTTATCATCAAACCATTAAATTATATGGTTAATATGATAATTACGTTTGAGTAATTATGTAATAAAAGCCTTATAATGATTTGGTTTTAATCATTATAAGGCTATGATGATTATATTAAAAGCATCCCGTGAATTCAATATCGTTAGAAAGGTCATTTAGGATTTGGATATCGTTAAGACCATTATCACAATTTTGGGTTTGATTGTTAAGATGGTTAGAACGATTGGATCCTGAAAATTCACCATGAAGTTCTAATTCTGCATCTCTGCGAGCCTTAATAGCATCTTCTTTGTTTTTGAAATATCCAAGATGATGTGTGATTTTTTTGTAATTTATCTCAGCTCTCCACATATTATGTGATGCGACCCATCTCACACCAGTATAACCAGAAAGATTAGTTGATTTAATTTTCCTATTACAACAATTCTGAGACATAGTTGCTTCTCTCAAATTATCCCAACGATTATCGTTTCTAATACCATTGATATGATCTATGAAAAATGTTGGTTCTTGTCCAGTCTTCAATTTGAAAATTAATCGTTGAGCAGAATACCCAGTTCCTCGAATATTTACGATTTTATAATTAGTGACATTGTGAATTGTCCCAGCTATTTTATTAACATACTTAGAATTAAAAATATTCATACCGTTGGAACTTTTGAAATGATGTAGTGGACGAACTTTCCAAATTAATTCACCTAGTTCTTCATTATAATCAAAACATTCTTGCAAATATTCCTGTGAAGGCAGTAATCGCATATTGATATGCATCGAATCAGTGTATGGTTTGGTTTTATCATTGATGTTTTTGTTCTGTGTTTGATTATACCATTCTTTCGATGCTCTACAATCATATACATTTAAAAATAATTTTTCATAATCTAAAACATGCATACCATCACAATATGTATCAATTCGCAAAATTTCAAAAACATCAAGTCCTTCTTCTGCGATAATTTCAGTAATTATTTTAGAGTTTGTCATATACCCATCACTTTTCATAAATTCATCAGGACAACAATTTGCAGCGTATCGGCATCCAACATACATAATTTTAGTATAGATATGTCGAATTATATAGAAATATGCAATTGTTATTTCACTTTGATAAATTTTTTTAATATGTTTGTTAGCCATAGTAGTTTCCTTTTTAGAAAATACTAAAATAATTTAAATATCTTGACTTTAACTTTTGGATAAAGTATTATAAATATATTATTACTTCAGTATTGTGAATGTAATAGTATTGATACAGTTTCGGCAAATTCTGTATCAACGGTTATAGCTATTTATACAAGTTATAACTAAACATTAAAGCCCAAAATATTTTTAGTATTTTGGGCTTTAATGTCTATCATCCAATCATAATCATAGATCCAGCTCCATAACTTTCAATATTATCAACAATATAATTATCAACTTCATATTTGCATTTTTCAAAAATTTCATTGGCTCTAGAAATTAAATCAGCAGAATTTAATGAAGTTGAACCATTAGCACTAGGCAATGAAGAATATTTGCCTCTGATATTAGCTAACATTAAAGATGCCTCTGCAAAACTCCAATTTTGAAGCCATGCACTAGCTAATCTATCAACAATTAATTCATTTTCAGTTCTTTCACATGATGTATCTAAGATTACTGTTTCTGGAACACCAATATTCTGCATTATATCCAATCTTCTAGTTCTTTCATCAAACATGTGTACTAAACGGCTAGATAGCATTTTCTCGGCAAGATCCCCATATTGACTTATTGCTTCCAATGTAGCAAAATCCATGCCAAGTGTCGGATTATACATATATTGTAACATTTGCTGGGCGAACGCTCCATTATTACCTCCGGACGGGTTAGCCAAAAAAGCAGAATTTCTACGATTAACAGCACTTATCGTTACAATTCTATCAAAGCCAACAGTTGCATCATTAAGAATATAATTTTGTTTATTAGGTTCAAGGTCTAGGAAGAATAATTTACGTTTATAGGCATTGGATGTTAATTTTCTATAATTTGACAATGCTAAATCAACGGCAAGGTCCATATGAGATCTATCTAATTCTACAGAAATCATAGGATAACCAAATAATCTATATAAATTATCAATAAGATTTTTCCTTTCATCATTAGAATCATCCACACCAATTCCAGAAGTTTTATATAATGGTTGATCAGATAGACCATCAGTACCTTTTTCAGATTTTTGATAGCTTCCTCTAGGAGAAGTATGATAGAAAAGGTTCATTATACCATTATAAGAATCATGAATACCTATGGAAGATTTTGAACCTAGTGTATTAGATGTAAATTTAATATCACCATTAACAATTTCAGCAAATGCTTTTGGTGATTCTTCTACCCATGATCCGATAAATTTATATAATTTATTATCCTGAGAATTGTACCAGAGATCATTGATTGATGGTAATAATGATACCGCAGAATACCATAAGGATTGCCAATTTAGACCATTCCAAAATGATAATGAACTATTTTTAGGATTGAACCAAAATTGACCAAGATTTAAAATAGATTTATCATATGAAAAAGAACATCCCTGTACATCATTCCATTGACCATCCAAATATCTCCAGTAATTATTATTTATAGAATCATGAAAATAGTCACCATCATTTAATAATGGTTCTGATGGTTGAGTAAAATAATCAACAGCATTCCATTGAGAACCGTCCCAATATTTAAGATTATCATTAAACCATAAATCACCAGTTTTGACTGTTGGTATGGTTGGATCATAATCATTTTGAATATAATTAACGGTTAGCCATTTAGTATGTAAAGAATCCCAAATATTCAATTTAGACCCATCAAACCATAGCCAATTATCTGGTATCGTTACATCATGATTAAATTTAATGATATCAATATTAACATGTTTCCATTCATCAAAGAATCCATATACTTTATTTTCAATAGAATTATACCAAAATATACCTTCGGATGGTTCTGGACGATCATCAATTTTAATATCAGCAAGTTTCCAAACTTTATCCAATAATTGATAAATTTTATTATCATTTAACCAATAATAACCAGATGTATATGTTAATGGATTTATGGTACTTTCATAAACATCAAGTGTTTCCCATTCTGAATTACATTTAGTTTTTTTATATTTTTTAAAATTCGTGCCATCAAACCATATTGCATTATTTTTCAATGATTTATATGTTGATGGATCGGAATGGTGAGTTGTAATTTTATCCCATTTATATTCATCAAATTTATAACCATCTTTACCATCGAACCAATAATCATTAATAGATAATTCATTAATGGGTTTATAATATTTGAAGCATGATAATTCATTCCATTGTTCATTGAACCATTGATATAATCCATCATTGATCCAATATTCACCATCTTGCATATCATTAGGAGGATTTTCACTAATATGGAATTCTTGTTGATGTTCTTTGGTACCATCAAATTTATATAATTGATTATTTCTGATGGAGAAACCATTGGTATTATTTGGAGAATCACCAACATGGACTTTATCGATTTGGATGATTTTAAGGTTAATATCATCAATTAATTCTTGGTAATTATTAGCCACTATTGGTAGAGTATGTTCAACAGAATCTATATAAATGTTAAGATTGTTATTGATAGTTATTTCATCATCTGGAAGAATACCTAATTTAATGATTTGATAACCTTTAGTATCATCTGTTTTTTTATTTAACGATGATGGTATTTGATAAGAATGAGATGGTTTGGAATAATCTCTAACATTATCAACACCAAATCCTGCAACATAATAATTTTCATTATCTAAAGCATCGGTGATAATTATTTCATTGGTTTGGATATCATTATAATATGTTCCGATGATTAGAGAAGTATCAATTCTATCACCAACATGTTTATTATAATCTGCTGTATTATCTGCTTGATAGAATTGTTGATTATTAGGAGCATTAGTAATTGGTTTAGTATCTAATAACAATAGATAACCATTATAATGTTTGGGACTATCTGGGATGTTCCAACAAATATGTAATTCATTATTGATTTTTTCTAAATTTAAATCAATGTTTACACATTCGTCATTTAATGTATTTGGTGAATCTTTGAAAGGGGAATTTATCATAATGATTTATATTATTTGAAATCATTATTTATCCAATTTTTCCAAAAAATCATCAATTACATTAAAATCAATATCTTCAGTTTTGCACCATCGATTTCTCATATAATGATATTTTTTGAAAATATATTGAACATCATGATCACCAGCAAATGAAAAAATATTCATATCTAAAATATTTTCATCATAGTATTGCATCATTTCTTCATTTTCCGAATATAAAATAATAGTATATTCTTTACCATTGTGGCGATGATTCAAATATTTCGCAATAATGTAACCACTCATGATATATGAATCACCAATATTATCATAATTGACAAAATAATAAGTGATGCCATTATTAACTATTTCCTAAATCGTTATATTATAATCATTATGATTGATAGTAGTTTTATTATTTTCAATTTCAATATTCGCGTTTTTTAAAATATCTTCCACTTTAATACATTTACCAATATCTACAAAAGGTCGCATACTTAAAAGCCTCAAAATGATTATATTTATATCATCTTGATTTCGTACTAATTTGTTATAAATTGTTTGGTTCATTTGTTGCATGATGAATCCTCCCTATTGGTCGGATGCTTTGGAATTTATGGATGGGGAAGCAAACACCCCACCCAAAATT